ATAACGAAGACGCTCAAAGTGTAGCAGTATCTGGATTTGAATTCCGTGTAATTGCAAAACCACAATTCCAATCAGATAAAACTGCGACTATCACTGTAATAGGAAATGAAACTGGTGGCAGTGTAACAATTACATTAACAGTTAAACGAGTAACAGCTGTTACTACAAATCAATAATAGTTTAAATATGAATACAAATAAATATTCAATCGATCGGTTAAAATCTTTACCAAGACATGGTCAGAGATCTAACCGCACGGCTTCACCTGGAGTTTCTTTACTTCAAACACCTGCAGTTGGCGTAACTAGTCCAACCGTAGATACATCAATTAATAATCAAGTGCGCGAATTAGCACAACAATTAGCACAAGAAATTATTGCTGAGCAACAACAAGTACAGCTTATTGCTAGAAATGGGCGAGTGTTTACTAAATTTGATCAGTTAAATGATGTAGTTTCAAATCAAACTGAAACTGTAACTGCGGGTTTATGGAGCGATAATGTAGCTGGATTATTGACATATTTTACTTCGTCTAATCAAACAGTAACACAACGACGTTATTATACAGATGTATATCAATTAGACCCGTCAGCAGAAGGATCTGCAGTACAATTCGTTGTTGCATATGGCCATGCTAATGGGTCTGGATCTAGTGCATTAGGTACATTAAATGATTCACCATCAAAAGCAATATATTCGCAATATAAACAATTATTATTAAATACAAATAATTCTAGATTTACCACAGCTGGATCCGGTAGTACAGATTCTATATATGTTATTAATTTTAAACGAAACCGTATAAAAGAACGTTTAGATGCTGGTAACTTTGAATTGCCATTAACAAATATTACAGCTAGGTCTACTAATGCAACTGGATCTGTAACAGTTGGGTCTAATGTAATTACGTTAATCGATGATTCATCTTTAGCTTCACCATCAATTGGCGATTCGGGTAAAATTTATAATATTGTGTCTGGTTCATTAGTTAATGGTGTACACAATCCATCTACACCTGTTTATTATGGATTAGCATATCCAGATTATGGTATCTTAGTTTTAGATGGAAAAATGTTAGATCAACAATTAGCATTCACAACTAATACAGCATCGAATTCTGAAGGTAATAATCATTTTGGATTATATCATTCTATATCCGGGTCAGGGGTGCAAAGTGCAGAATTTTTAGCAAGAAACTCTGAAAAGATTACTAGTACACATTATTTTGTTCGTATTAAAAATGCAGAATACAATTTCTCAAATAATCCATCATATGTTACAGGTAGTGTTGGCGAATTATCACAAACATCATTTGTTGGAGATCCTAAAACATATATAACTACAATTGGATTATATAATGACAGTCAAGAATTATTAGCAGTTGCTAAATTAAGTAAACCATTATTAAAATCATTTCAAAGAGAAGCATTAGTTAAAGTTAAATTAGATTTTTAATTAACCAATGAATTAAACCCTGTTATATTTATAATAAATGTAGCAGGGTTTTTACTATCATGTCAGAAATAAAAATTATAAACGATATAGACACATATCAAAATGTGTACCCAACAGTATTTAATTCTATAGATACTAGTGCTATATCTGTAACTCCATTTCAAACACATAAAAAATGGACAGATGTATCTGGTAGTTTACAACATTTACAACCTAGTTTAGCAGTATATACCAATGAGTTAAACTTGCAAGGAATTCCATATTATTCTATAAACAATTTATTTTATAAAAATACAAATTTACCATTATTCCAAACGTCATCTATTTTTTCAATACCACAAACAAAATTTGGAGAATCTGTTAAACCAGAATCATTTGAAATGACAGGAAGTTATCATTTAAAATCAAATTCAAATAATGATATATATGATGTAAATTTTAATCAAGATGCTATAGTTGATGGCGTTATATGGTATGAAGGATTTAACACATATTTCAATCGATTGAATATAAACTATAATCAGTTAAATGTTGAATATATTCCTGGAATTATTACATCTACAGGCGCTGGATTACCGATTGGTTTAGCTAGTTACTTTTCAGGTAATGGATTTATTAATACCGAAATACCTGGTGAATATTCGCGTGATACAAATTATGCAATATCATTTTTTATATCAGCATCGAACAATAGCGCTGATGATATGTTGATACTTTCGAAAAGTAATATGAAAGAATCATCGACATATCCATTTCGTATCGAATTAAACACGAATAATGAAATTGAATTTAAAGTTGCCGGTAGTACCGAGTTAATAGTTGCAGTATCATCAACATCATCAATTTCGGATTGGACTCATGTTGTATGCCAAAAAAGTGGAAGTGAATTGCAATTATATTGTAACGGTATTTTACATGGAACTACATCTAATTCGATTCTTATTAATACATTTTCTCCCTTAACCGAATCGGCTCGTATAGATAATACAGAAAAATTATATATTGGTGGGTTTGAAAATACCATGCAATTAACCGGGGCAGTGGATGAAATACGAATATTCGATAAACATTTAACATTTTCAGAAATTACCTACTTAAACGATCGTACAGAAGGAGGTACGTGTTTACAAACAAGTAAAGTGGGGGATGTATTTAATAAGTCTGGGTTTGCTATCATAACTAGTGCAGATTATCGGTATAATGATATATTAAATACTCCATATACAGCTAGTTTTCGAAGCACATTAACATCGTATGAATTAGGCGTAATTGTAACAGTAAAAGCTGGAAATTTGAATTTATCATTGAATCCTACTCTTACACGAGATAATGATATAACATATCAATCATTTGTGACAGGTAGTAATTTTTCTCCGTATATAACTACAATTGGATTATATAACACAGAAGGTCAATTGCTAGCAATTGGTAAATTAGCACAGCCTATTAAAAAACGAAATGATGTTGATATGAGTTTTTTAATTCGAATTGATTTAGATAGGAGTTTAACATGATACGATTAAAACATTTGTTATTTGAAACTATATCTGATACCATTGCATTAGCTTTACAACAAATTAAAAATAAACAGTATAACTTAATCGGGTCTGGCGATAATGGTACCGTATATAAAATACATGACACTAAGTTAGTATTTAAAAAAACATCAGATGAATTTGAATATAACGTAGCAGCTGCTTTGTTGCGCGATAATAATATATATAATACATTTATTCCTATACATTATGTCGATGGTAATAACATGTATATCATGAGTAACGCGACAGATTTAACTCCGACACAATTAGTTGAAATACAAAAATTTTTCAGTGATTATAAACATGTTATGCAAAAGTCAAATGATGATATATCTATTCTAGAATGGGGGAATCAACAGAGTACATATGAATACTCAGCTGAACTGATAGAATTTATATCGCGATTATATACTGATTGCAATCTAGTTAATATTGACGATTTAGCCGTCGATATCGATTTCCGGCCGGAAAATGTAATGCAATATAATGGCCGTATGGTTATGGTCGATTGGTAATTTAGAATTTAAATGTTATAATATGAAGAAAAATCACTTTCATAGTTCAGGAAATACAACCCGGGCTAATGCATTAAAATATGGATATAAATCTGGATTAGAACATGTAGTTGCTGAACAAATAAAACAATCAGATTATCCATTAAAATATGAAACCGACGTATTACAATATGTTGTACCAGAGCGTGTTGCTAAATATACACCTGATTTTGTATTTGTAAAACGAAATGGAAGTTTAATGTATATCGAAACAAAAGGTAGATGGACATCTGTCGATCGTTTAAAAATGAAACATGTTTTAACATCAAATCCTGGAATTGATATACGTATGATATTTCAAACGCCGAATCAAAAAATTTCAAAAAATAGCAAAACTACATATGAAATGTATGCTCGAAAATTAGGTATCACACATGTTGCTAAAAAAGAAATTCCGGCTGAGTGGTTATTCGAATGTGTAAAAAATGGAGAAACTCCGGTTAATATTAAAAAATTTCTAGGCTAAAACTAAAATATATGAAAAATTTTCAGTAGATTCATATAATTAAATGATTGATTCTTTAGATTCGATCGTTAAGCCAGTAATGAAATGAATGTGCTTAACCATATTAATATTATAATATTATATTATTAATAATAATCAATTGGTTATTTTCCGTATTTTCATTATATTATAATAATGAAAAATCTAAAACTGTTACAATTACTAGAAACTATATTAGGTAAAGGTAAACCTACATCTGGTAATAATATTGCATTTTTCTCTCCATTTGTATCTCATTATAAACCTAAATTAGAAATTGATATACAAACTACATCTGACGGTGAAAATGCATGGCATTGTTGGATATCAGATAAAAAAGGCAGATCTATATCTAGTTTATTTAAACAATTAAATTTAAGTAAAGACAAATTCGATCAATTGAATAAAATTATCGAATCATCTAAATTTAAGAATTCAAATTTAATTAATCATACGCCGGTCACAGAAACAATACAATTACCAACAGATTACAAACCACTTTGGCATGTAAAACAAACTCCAGATTATAAAAATGCAATGCATTATCTTAAATCGAGAGGTATTACTATCTTTGATATAATTAAATACCGAATCGGGTATTGTGAATCAGGCCCATATTCTGGGAAAATAATTATCCCTAGTTACGATAGTGCAGGTCAATTAAATTATTTTGTTTCTCGAGCTTTTTATAAACATGATACCCAAAAGCATAAAAATCCAACAGTATCTAAAGATATTATAGGATTTGATTTATTCATAAACTGGTCTCAACCTATTATTTTATGTGAAGGAGCTTTTGACGCAATTGCTATCAAACGCAATGCTATACCATTATTTGGAAAAATAATACAACCAGCACTTCAGCGAAAAATAATCGAACAACGAGTAACTGACATTTATATATGTTTAGATGCGGATGCTTTAAAGAAGTCTATACAAATCGCAGAAAAATTCATGTCAGAAGGATTAAATGTATATTTTATACAATTACAGTCAGAAGATGCATCCGAATTAGGATTTGATAAAATTAATCATATCATACAACAAACTGATTTACTAACATTCGAGCAATTAATGCACATTAAAATGGACATGTTATGGACATAAAACATTTAGATATAGGTATATCTCACATTGATAACATATTTCATATTTCTGATATTCATATTCGCACATTAAAACGACATAAAGAATACCGCGAAGTTTTTAAAAACATGTTTGATACAATCGAACGTTATCGTACTTCTGGAAGTATCGCAGTAGTAACCGGAGATATTGTGCACAGTAAACTAGATATGTCGCCAGAACTAGTGCAAATGTTAATTGAATTTTTCAATGCATTTACATTGCCTACAATTGTAATACTAGGTA